CGTTAAATCCTGTAATTATTTGGCTTTTTCCCTGATTAAATTTTTCTGTTAATAAATTTACTGCTACAGAGTAACTTAAATTATTATTTGCCATTATATTATTGTATTTCTGTGTTATTTGTTATTTTATTTAATAGTTCTTGTTGTTGTTTCATTAAGTCATCAAATTCATTTTCTGTCATTAATTTTTTTACTTCTTTCTTTTCATTATCCCACGGGAAAGAAAATAATTTTTGCGGTGTATTAACTTTCTGGTCTAGGTTTGGTAATAGGGTTAAAAAAGTCCATAGTCTTGATAATTCCATAGTTTCTTTAGTTTTATTGTTATATGCAGTCATATACATATTTACATCTATTATTTCCATTTCATTTAATACAAAATGAGCATCTATTCCAGCACTAACAATTAATGTAGCTGCTATGTCTTTAATAAATAATGTTTCAGTATTACCAGTAATTTCATTATTATTGATTATATCAATTACATCTTTTGTTTTGAATTGTTCAATTAATTTTAATGTTCTATTGAATTTATCAAATATTTCTTTTGATAATTTTTTACTGTTTAAAATATCAACAAATTCATCATATTCAAATAATTGACTATTATTACAAAGTACTATACAATAAATTAGCTTTAACATATCATCTTGATTTGTCTGATCTATTTCATTAAATGATTTACCTGTTAATTGCTCATATTTTATAATTGATTTTAAATTCAATTTAATTATAATAGGTTCATCTTTAAATTGATGTATTACATTTAATATGTTGTTAATTAATTTTTTTAGTATGTTCATTCTGATTGCTTATATACTTATATATGTATTATTTTAGCCTACATTTTTGAGCATAAAAAAAGCCAGTGAAATAAATCACCAGCTTTTATTAATTTGTTAATTGTTCAATTAAGAACCTACTACATGAGTTAAAGCTCCTGAACCCTCGAAAGTTACTGAACTAGTACAAATTGCGTTATCCTTAGCATCAATATCTAGCGATGTAATGTGTGCTACACCTGTGTACATACCTGAACCAGTCAAAGCGAATGAAGCATCAGGAATACCGATAACAATGCTTACAGTACCACCAGTTAATTGAATACCTAGCAATGTATCAAAACTAGTATCGCCAGATACTTTAGTTACTAACATAGAGCTTGTTATATTCCAAGAAATTTGACCAGGCATTGAAGCTTTGAATTTTCCAGACATTTTGTTTGTAGTGTCAATTGATGCTGCTGTAATTGATAACTTACAGTCTTGTGCAAATGCCAAAGGTGTAACTGTAGCCCCTGAAATGAAAACCATTAAGTTGTTACCTAGCAATAAATCTGTGTTTGAATCATATGTTGACATATTAATTTATTTTTTTTGTTTTATTATTTTTTGTTATTTTATTTCAAATGTTAGCACTTGAATATATTTATCATTATTGAGACCAATTACATTTTCATCAGAATCAATTAATCTACATTGGTATTTGTAACCATCAGTATTTTCATGCACTCCTTCAATTGTATTATTTAATAGTTCAGTAATTTCAATACTTCTACCATATCCAGAACTTACAACTACAAATGTAACATGACATAATTCGTTAATTACAACGTTATTTTGAATATATTGCTTTTGATATTTTTCTCGATAATAAACAATACATTCAGTAATTTCATTTCCGTTAGTATCTTTTTCAGGTGCTAAAATCGGGTAAAAATTATCACCAACATAACCAGTTAAACCAGTATTTGCAACCATTAATTTTAATAGTTCTTTTGTGATTGAAAATTTTGTAAATGCTGGAATTATATTGTTCATCTTATTTATTAATTAAATTCTGTATTGCTCTTTCAATACCGCTGTATACTTTATCAATTGCAGCATCTTCATTTTGTTTAATTGCATCAGTCCAGAAATTATTAGCGATTATTTTACCTCTGTATTTTCCTTTTTTTGTAAATCTGTAATCTGTACCACGGTCTAACAAGTGTGCTTGTGCACCACCTGCGGAAAACCCTGCTAATGCTCCTAATTTAGCCCTCTTTACTTTATTCTTAAATGATTTTAGCATTGTGCCAGAATCACCTTTTTTATTTTTCATTCGAGCCTTTAAATTTGCTTTACCTGCTTGAATGAATAAAGCTGTTGCACTTTTTAATCCTGCTTGTACTGCTTTGTCTTTCTCAAAATTATTAAGATTTTCTATTGCTTGATAAACTCTATCAAAATCAATTAATCTACCTTCTAATTCCATTATTTATTAATTTTTTCTAAAGTTAATTCAACTGAATTATCAAACATGTTACGATCAAATGAAGTTATTTTATAATCATTATTTTCATATTGAACAATCAATAATTCTGTCAGCAATTTATTATTTCTTACTTTGAATTTTAATTCATTCTTGTGAAATAATTCTTTAGCATCCAAAATGAATTTACCAACCTGTTTAACCTTTGCAGCACGACATTTAAATAATACCACTTGATTAACAGTTAAATCACCAAATTCAGATTTTGTTTTTTGATTTTCTTTGAAAATTAATGAATAAATTAATGTTCCTGATGGTATCATTTTTTTAGTTTAAAAAGTTTTTATATCTGTAGATTAAATTCTCATAGCAACCTAAAATATTTGCTTTAGCTGTGAATGTAACCATACCACGATTTTCATATAAATCTGCAATTCTTATTAAAACAGCTTGCAATAACGATGCTGGTATTACACCGTTATTTGCTGTTTCAATATCTGATAAATTTTGATGTATATCATTTTCAACTGCACATTCAGCTACATCAATTAAATCGTTAATAAATATATCATCTTCAATAAAATCATTTTCAATATTTAATTGCTTTTTTGCTCTTGCTAGTGTTATATACATTTTAATTTCAGAGTTAATTTATTATTTCTATTATGCTAAGATGCCCTTAACAAAAGCTGCTGGTCTCAACGGTTTAAAGTCAAAATAAGCATTAACAACCAATCTGATTTGGTTCTTTCCACTGAGGGTGTAAGGGTCAACTAAAATATCAAGCGAACCGAACTGTGCAATTATATATTGTGACCAATCAGCAACAACATAAGCTTTTGCAGGCATTAATGAAGTTTGAAAGGCATCTACACCATCAATTTGTTCATCCTCCCAGATTTGTTTCCCTTGATTTTTACTAGCTGCTTTGAATGCTGCTTTAGCGTTAGGGTTAACAATCCATTTATAGTTATTAACATTAGCACTTTCCAATGATGCAATAGTTGCAGTAACACCACTATATGTTGCAGTTGTTGAACCAGTTACAGCGTTAAATAGACCAGTTGCGCCAGTACCAAATATTGTACTTTCCAATTTTTCAGCCATTTTTGTCACAATGTCTTGCATAATTCCAGCTTCAACATTGGCAGAATCCTGAGCAAGTAAAGTTTTAGAGATAGGTAAGTAACCAGTTAATCTAACAGGTTTAAAATCTACCTGAGTGAATGAACCAGATCCATCATTTGCATCATCCAATTCATTTTCAAAACTGAATTGTGAACCTGAGTAAACTGGTATTGATAAGTTATTTTTCAAACCTGTGTACATTCTTGCACCAGCTTTTACTAAAGTTAAATTAGCTTTTAAAGGCAATTCAAGATTTGTTTTGTCTGTTGCTACTGCTTCAATACCTGCACCAACTGCTTCACTAATTCCACGGCTTTCAGTCATTGGTATTAGAATTTGTCCAGTACATTCAAGACCTGAATTAGTCATTGATCTACGAGCTACATTAATAACTTCTTGTGTTGAATCAGAGAATGCACGGTTTGCTAATACATCGTTAATTGTTTTAATCAAACTAAAATTTTCCATTTGTTTTCTTTGTTTTATTTCTTTATTATTATTTTTATTATCAGATATTTCATTATCTATTTTTTCCTGTACATCTCTTTTTTCTGTACAGCTATTTTCTTCTATTTCTTCATCGTCATCATTGATTAATTCATCAACTACTTCATCAATTAAATCACATTGTTCTGTTTCACCTG